TTGTTTGTATTTGCTTTTGTGCAAATAGATTACCTTCATTTTTCGAGTGGGTGGGTAGGCTACCATTAGGCAACCTCCTCCTTATCGTTTATCACTAAAGGTTTAAACATTGTGTGATAATACACAAACTCTTGAAAAGAATCACTAGGCTTGGTACACGTACTTTCAGACACAGACCACAGCTCATACTCAACGCTCCACATATAAATATACTCTATAAACAGCGTATCGACCCCTGACATATAAGCACGCAAAGACATAAACTTTTCAGCTTCATCATTCCATCGGTCACGTTCTTTCCATATTTCTTTAGGGGTAGGCTTGAGTGATCGTATACTACCTATCTCAAACAATCTACTTACTTTATCGGTAGTGTCATAATGTTCTAATAACATTTTACCGTTGTGCTCTGGGTAGCCATCGTAATGACAATAGATAGACATAACCTTACCGTCTGGTGCTTGTATAACAATATTACTTCTCGTTGACATTTGATTCCTCCTTACCTTCTTCTATTTCTTTTAACAACCTGTCGACTAAATCCCAGTCTTGGATAATTTTTACTTTTTCTGACATAACGTCTCCTATAATTAATTTACCTTATCAAGTTTACCTAGAACTAAGCCCATCACTAGGATGATTGGTAAATAAAAAGTACATTTTTACCACTCACAACGATAGCTTGATTACCATAACCACGTGTTCCATTATCAACAAGATATAACCCCTCACCTTCTTTTACTCGGTGAGGGATATACACATCTAAAAACAGTTTAGCTTCTTGTATGCTTGTAAATTCAAGGACTTTAAACTTCATCGTCCTTAGTAATAACACCCTTGAAATGCTCAGCCTCTTCCTCAAATTTCCAGCGTAGGTCTAAGTCTTGACTAAACTCAGGTTCACACAGATATTGAATTAACTTATCTATAACAGGTCTCGGCTCTGCCCATGCAGTCGTAAACTGGTATATGATTTTAGTATGACCGTTAGGTGTGACAAACTGTTTATACTCAATATCATAAGCATTCCATTTAGTACCCCAGTGTAGACAAGCAAAGTCATACCACCAGCAACTATTGTACTCAGCCTTACGTCTCCGTAATGTAAAGTCATCAATAGCATTATCAAACACCCAGTCAATATCAGGTACGGGACCAAAAATATTTTCATCCTGTCTATCCTGTACATACTCGTGCCAGTCTTTTTGAGAGTAGTAAAACTCCTCACCTTTAGCACCGACCATAGACGTATCTGCTATATCGGGGGGCATAGGTACAAGTGTGTTGAAATCAAAATGAGATATATCACTCTTAAGTTTATCTTTTATTTTTTCTATATCTTCAGCTGTGGAAGTGATCGCCACAGTATTATAGCAATGATTCGGCATATTTTCTCCTTATTTATATAACGGCTTTTAGCTTACCTTAGAACTTACTCAATGCTTAGGATTCTTGCGGTTATTCTTAACATGCAGCTTTCTTTCTCTGTACTGCATCTAATATCTCTGAGAATAATTTTCCGCTTTTTGTTTTACGTGGGGACATACTAACGAAGCCTCGATCTTCTACGTCTGCTTCTGTAATTTGCGTGGGTTTGATAACTTCTCCACGCTTTTCCTGATGCCAGCGTTCTAGCTTACGTTCAAAATTATGATAACGAATACTTTGTAGTTTAGGTGCCCCTGCTTTCTTTCTATAATGGTTTCTTAAGGTCTTTGCTTCCCAATAATTTTTACCACTGTATCTTGCTTTAGCTCTTTTTTCGTACTTAGCATCCGCTAAAGCGTACTCACTGCGTAATAACATATGTAAATCTTCCATGTCTTCCTGTATAAAAGCGGTGAATCCATTATTATCTTCTTCTGCACAATCTGCGTACAGTTCAGCTTGAGCGAGTATATTAGGGTCAACATACATCTCAGGCATACCATCTTTTTTAAGCAAACCATCCCGCCAACCTATACTGCCCGCACTGTATTCATTTCTGTTACGGGAGTATTGTTCTTGCTTAGCACAATAAGTTGAACAATGTGGACTTGTGATTCTATCTTCAGGTAATGGGTCACCACAGTACACACAACTTCTACTCATGGGGAAAGTTCTCCAGTGATAAAATTAGCTGAGTCTATATGAAAACAGGTATCTATAAAACCTGCCTTGCGTGGTGTCCACAGCGTCACACACATTTTATCTCGATTGCGCCACCTGGAGAAACCGCAGCTCGTAGGAAGACCCCACGCTTTAAAACTTTTACTCTTTAACGAGTACATCTTCTAGCAAACCTTTAGCCGTGACTCGTATAGTGTGTGCTAACGAACCACGATGCATTTTTTCAAATACTTTGAGCCCTTCCGCTTTAGAATATTCTTCCTCTCTGTGGACTCTTTTCTCTTTACAGTTCATATTATACCATCTAATAAAGTTTTGCTCGTACGTATCACTGTTTTTATATTTAAATTCTTCCATAACCTCTCCTATAATAATATGTGGTTAGGGTAAAGAGCTCGCACATTTTATCCTTACGTTTCCTAGGTCGAGCACCTAACCACATAGTTAATTACTTAACCCTTAAAGCATAGGTTAGAAGTAAAGGAAAGTAAAGTATAAGTTTAGGAAGAAAGGCAAAGGTTAATGCTCTTCGTATTCTCCTTCTATAACCTTGCCTTGAGGTAGGATACCACCTGTTTCGTAGTAGAGTTGTTGCATACGTTCTAGCACTTCTTCTTTTGACATGCTGTCTACTCTATTAACAGTTAGCTCACTGCGATTTACATAAAGACCTGCTGCTTTACCTCTTGCCACTTCGGCAGTCACGGCAGCAGACCACGCACCATTACGCATAGCCCCATCACGTATCTCTTTGAGATCTACTAAATGGTTGCCCAACGTGAGCTCAGCTTTATCTGCAGCTTTGGTTTGTAATTGATGAATACGATCTTTGACTATTGGGTTTGCGTCACTGCTTAACATAGTGCCAGCACGACCTGCGTTTTTCTCACTGTAGCCAGCACTTTTTGCAGCGTCTTTCTTTTTCATACCTTTCGCTACGTTTTGTGCAAACTTTTCTTGCTTAGGGGTTAGTTTCTTACTCAAAATTCTCTCCACACACGTAGTTTATAGTCACCTTCTTCCTCTATTTTACGTGTAATAAATTTCTTTTTATTTCTTCTAGCATAATTAGATAAGGCTACCCTAAGTTTTTGTATATCATCAGAGTCCCAATACTCAACGGTAAAGTTTTCACCTACCTTCATTAGATGTAGATTATATTTATTATTGCGAGGCATAATTTCAGGTATAGGAACACCTTTTTCAAAAGAGGATATTTTCATAATTTAATGTATGCTTGGTACTAAGTTTTTGTCGATAGTTTCTAAAGATCTCCAGATATCAATGTCACAGTCAATTATAGCTGAGCCAAGGTCTGGCAGAAATATACTAATTCTCATGTGTGGTTCACACTCTTCACCGCTTTTATGTTGATGTAATAAAAGTGCACTTGCTACAAAAACTATTGAGTCAAAGTCTTTATAACCCATTGATTCTATTGACTTTTTTAGATCTACTTTAAGTTTATCTATATCAACCTGACGGTTGTATCCATGCTTTTCTGCAAACTTATTAATAAGTTCTATGTCTTGCCAGATAACTTTTCTATAATCTTTATCAAACATTTATCACCTTTTTATTTATTTAAACATATACTTTAGTTTACTTCTAACTTAGAGTAAAGCTAATCATTACCACCACCGTACAACCAAAATACCAGCAAGTAACGGTCACCGTCTTCATCAACTGGTAAGCCACGGTGCATGTGTGTAAAGCTAGGAAAAAATAAAGCATGCCCATTCGGTAACGGTTCTACAGTAGTACGACCATGAAACTCAGTTCCGCCACCTTTATAGTTGCCAGTGTTTAACGGTACAACCATACTAATATCTGCAGTCTGGTCATGGTGCCACGCACCTTGCTTTTTATCTTTTACGTTATAGTTCGCAATCTGTATAGTTGAAGCAGAACTACAGTAACGTTGCCATATTGACATAAAGATAGGGTTCATAACATTAAAGACTACGCCAAGCATCGAGTTAAATAATTCTGGTGCTTTTTCGTGAAGTATTATTTCTGGTATCTGTCTAAGTTCATCTTCTTCTGCGTTAGGTTCAAAAGCCAAATGTTGTTTCATATTCTCTATTTCGTCTAACATGGTGTCACAAAACTCTTGTGTAAATAAAGGCACAGAATATATATCATTCCCGTGGTCAGTGACATATTCTTGCAGTAAATTGTTCACATCACCTAACCCTTCACTTTGATGAAACTCCTGTAAACTTTTCATAGAATCTTTAGTTAACTCAAGAGTAGTTTTATCTAGCATCCACTCAGCTTTAATAGTAAGTAAAAAGTTTTTAATCAGGTACGGAGGGGGTTGCATAAGGGCTCCATTTAATTGTTTTTAGCTAGGGTATACCTAAGTATAGGTTATTATTTTCAACGCTGTAAAGGGCTGCATTTAGCCGACTATTTCAGCATAACCAGACTTGATATCATACTTTATATCAGCAAGTTTTATGGTGTCCTTGCTTAATAATGTTTTTACTTTTGTTTTCTTATACAGCCTATGACGTGCTGCGTTTTTCTCAGACTTAGCTTCTTTACCTGTAGCTTGAATAACACTCTCATTAGTTATTCCTACACTAGCTTTTACTGGCTTAGATTTTTTAACGACAGGTGCGTCTTCTTTTACAGGACTGTGTACATAGTGACTAGATAAATCTTTGTCAGTAGGTTTTACAGCATGGGGCTTTACTAATTGCCATATTTGACGAGACATTTTTTGTCTATTGCCATTAAGTTTAGCCTGTTCTTTTAGTTTCTTTTTACTGTACATGTTATACAGCATGAAATGTTTTTCTGCGTTTAACCAAGTACGACCACTAAATCTATCGGGGTCATATAGTAAGGCAGAACCACCTTTTAATTTACCTACGTTTTCTACTGTAGTCAACACAACTCTTTTCCAATCAACCCCATCAGGTGTGTTACTGATAAAGGCAATCACTTCAGTTTTATTTAATTGTTTTTCCATGGTAATAGTTTAATTACGATTAAGATAGTGTAAAGGAACGGTGCCGTAAAACACCGTTCCATATACAGTTATGCAACGTTAGCGTACTCAATAGCTTTAGTCATAGCTTTCTGCTTCAACGAAGCACGACCGCCAAACCAAGCATTATGTAAAGACGCGTCACGGTCATGACCCCACTTATGGTCAACTACGAAAGTAACAGCATTCATAGCACCCCACCACGTACCCTTAGATGATTTAAGGTTAGCTCCTGGCTGTTCCTCAATCGCTTGGTGTACCAAAGATGGTATGCGTTTAAACTCATCAACCATGGATTGACGTGTCGCTATCGCTTTGACATTACTCATTTTTTCTATCTCAGCTTGTGCTACGAGTAGCTCAGGTTGAAACAGGTCAGCAATGTAGTTAACAACCGTGTCTTTGTTAAACTGTTTACTACTAAGAAACTCAGCACTCTGCTTAAATTCCTCCATGCGGTTACCAGCTAGACCCAAAGCCTGCTCTGCTGAAGCAAACACTTGATGGTCAAGAGCCTTAACATGAGGCATCTTAAAACCAGCGGTGCGTTTGTCAGACAAAGCCATGGTCAACGTATTATTACAAACTACCCTGATAGGTGTAAACCTAATCTCATTAGACCTACCCCATTTATGAGACACGTTTACTAATAAGTACCCTAGTACACGGTCATCACCTGGAAGCGTAAAGTCTTTACTGACATTAGCTAAGCCCCAAACCTGCTCGCCACCTTTCAGCGACCCAGCAGTTTCCATTTTCATGTGTCCAGCGTCAGTAAACTTTTTGAAAAATTCAAAAGCCTCTGAGTTTTGGCTAGGGACAAACCTTGGACCACATGGACCAAAAGTTTTGTTATCACTATCACGGACTAACACAGAGTAATTTTCTACACCAATGATTTCATCACTAGCGTTTACGTCTGGGTCAGCGTGGGTAAATAAATGCCTTTTACTTACTGTCCAGTCAAGTCCAGCAGCAACCAGCATCTCTTGTGGTGTTAGGTCATCTTCGACCTGTACACCTAGACCATGCCAAGGGGTTTCCCCAGCATAAGCCATCGTTTCTACAGCATCAGCCATAATTTTCTCCTTTCTATAAATGTCTTCGTATAATTACTTAACATAGGTACTACTTTATATAAAAGCGTTAAGGATAAAAGCATAATCTTAAAGATTATAGGCAAGTTCATAACTTAACCAGTTATCAAATGTAAGGACTACTGTAATAGAATTATCTCGTATCCCCATCTCCAGCATAGACCACAAAGGAACACAGACTCTTATTGGTTGGTGGTTATATTTCCAGATCAGAACAGGGATAGTATCTCCGCACGCACCACAGACTTGTTTCCACCATTCTTCTTTATACCAGTTACCAGAAGCATAACGTTTACATTCAAGTGTGTGATTCGGTATATTTAAGTCACCTAAATCTTTTTCTTGATACTGTTCTAAGTTGCGTTTGACTTTATAGTCGTACCCTATTTCGTCAAAGTACCTATTAATAAGGTTAGCTATTTCACGTTCAAAAGAAGCCCCTTTATTTCTTGAATTTATTTTACCCATGTTTTGTTTTTATTAACCTCACACCTTCTGACTCTAACCAATTTCTCATAGCTTCATTAACTGCTTTAGAACCGTTTTCTTTAAAAGTATCTTTCATCTTTTTATGTGCCTTGTTATACGACTCTAGACCTTTGTAATAGTTACCATCCCCTAGTGTACAGTAACGTATTATTTGCCACACTCGTTGTTTTGATATGTCATACTTGTAGCCTATATCTTCAAGCGTTGTATAACTGTTTGTATAGGTCATATATATATTAAAATATATATCTTTTAACTCAGCTTTCTTCATTGGATACTCTCCTCCTTAAATCACTTGTGCTAAATGAATGTTTTCTACTTGTGTAGAAAATCTCGTGCAGACCTTCACCTGTAAAACTTATGTTTGTATAATCTTCACCCACAAACCTGATATCAATAGGTGTAGACTCTAGTAAATCTATAAGACTTTCTTCAGTGTCGTAGGGTATTATCTCATCAACATATTTAACTGCGTTTAATTGAACAAACCTTTCATAAACAGATTGTACAGGTGGATTCTTTTCTTTTCTGTCAATTGATGGATCTGTTTGCAGACCTACAATTAAATAGTCACAATTTTCTTTTGTTTCTTTTAACATAACTATATGACCAGCATGTAGCAAATCAAAACAACCACAGGTAAAACCTTTTATCATTTAAAATATTCTCTGTAGTCTGTAACGTTACCCCAGCTTGGACCAATCTCTGCATCTACTTTATTAGGTACTTTTAATTCTACACAGTCTCTCATTATTTCTACAACTTTCTCACATTCTTTTTTGTCAGTTACAGATATATTAAGTTCATCGTGTACTTGGGTGTGGGCTAGTAACCCTTCCTTATATAGATCAAGCATAGCTTGCTTTGTCATATCTGCAGCTGATCCTTGTATAAGTTTATTCATAGCTTTATAAGTGTAGGCTCTTTTTAATCTACCGCCATATTCATCCATGGCTTTATCAAAAGGTAACGGTAGTTCTCTTCTATCGTGAGGCTCATATAAATTAAACCTACATTTACGACCTAAAATAGTTTTGACATAACCCCTATTAGCTCCTTGACGAGCAGCGGAGTCACGCAATCCACGGACAAAAGGTACTCGTTCATGATACTGATCAAAAAGTATCTCAGCTTCTTCATTA